GCAATTTGCAGATTCAGGTTTTGATAATGTAGACTCAAAAAGTTTAGCATTACCATTTCTTAAAGTCCTTGGACAACTCTCACCGCAGGTAACTCAAGGTGATAGTAATTTCATACCAGAAGCAAGAGCAGGTATGATTTACAACACAGTAACAGATGAACTTTATGATGGTCAGAAAGGTATAACAGTAATACCTTGTTTCTATAAGTTAGAGTACATCGAATGGAGAGACAGAGATAAGGGTGCTGTAGCTCCTGTTAATGTTTATCCAAGTGATTCTGATATCATGAGCAAAACAACTCGTGGTGATGATGGCAAAGATAGACTTGAGAACGGTAACTACATAGAAGAAACAGCTTCTCATTATGTAATGGTTGTTGAGTCTAATAAAACATCAACAGCTCTCATAACTATGAAATCCACTCAAAGAAAAAAATCTAAAAAGTGGAATTCTATGATGATGTCCCTTAGACAGCAGAGAAAAAATGGAAAAGGTTTTTTCAAACCAGCCCCATTCACTCAGCAATACAGTATGAACACAGTTCTTGAGAAAAATAATCTCGGTTCTTGGTTTGGTTGGGAGATATCACACATTGGACCTGTCGAATCAGAAGAGGTTATGAAATCAGCTTTTGAGTTTTATGAAAGTTGTAAAAAAGGTTCTGTGAGAGTAAACCACGGAAAAGAAGAACAGGTAGCTAAAACTCCATTTTAATTTATGGACCTACTTGACAAAACCCTGGAGGAGTTTATAGAACTCTTCCAGGGCTCTACTACATATTTTGGCGTATCGAAACCTACTGGTAAGAAAAATTCTAAAGGTAAGGCAGAATTCAAACATTGGTTAGAACCATCACCGATGACGAAAGAGCATTGGTTAGAACATTTAAAAGGAGAAGCTTACTATGGGTCAGTTCCCATTAGAGATGATAATACATGCAATTGGGGGGTCATCGATGTTGATCGTTATAATATACGCCATCAAGACCTTATATCCATTATTCGTAAGAGAAAATACCCGCTCGTCCCATTCAGATCAAAATCCAACGGACTCCACTTAATTTTATTTATTGATGGTGTGGTTGCAGCATCAATGATGAGAAAAAAGTTAATTGAGATTGCATCTGATCTTGGAATTAACGACACAACAACAGATATTTTTCCTGCACAAGATGAAGTAGATTTAACTCCCGAAAAATGGGATGACAAACGTAAAGGTAATTTTTTAAACCTTCCGTATCAAAAAGCACATATGACTACAAGAGTTGCAATGGATGATGATTGCAATGCAATTAAAATTAAAGATTTATATAATTTTGTAAAAAAATTTAAAGTTACACCACAACAGTTTAAAAAAATTAAAATATTCCAAGATGATGAAACAAAAGATTACCCACCTTGCATAGTAAATTTTATGAAAAACAAAGTTCAAAAAGGTGAAGGTAGAAATGATGCTATGTTTAATGTTGCTGTTTTAGCAAAAAAAATTAACCCGGATCCAATAATGTATGAGGAGTGGACAAGAGAGATGATGCCTAAAGTATGTTCTGAAAAGCTACACCCGAAAGAATTACAAGCAATATTTAAAGGAGTTGAAAATAAAGATTATGCTTACAAATGTAAAACATCAATTGCAAGAATGCATTGTGTATCTAGTGAGTGTATAAAAAGAAAACTAGGTATTGGAGCAAATGAAGCTTTACCTGAAGTAGGAAAATTATTAAAAGTAAATTCTTACCCAGAACCGTATTGGATTTTACCTATTCAAGGTAAATCTATAAGACTATCTACAAAACAATTATATCAACAACAATTGTTAGGAGAGCAATTATTAAATTTTGATATCGTTTGGAGACCACTCAAACCAACTAAAAGAGATCCAGATCCATATCGAGATTGGTTAGAGGAACTTGTATCTAACAAACAAGATATGGAAGGCTATGATGAGCATGAAGAAAGAGAAGATGTTTTTAATTCAAGAATGTCAAGATTTCTTGAAGACGTTGAGGATACCACCGAGTTTGATCAAATAGACTCTGGAAATATTTGGAAGGATGCAAGTGAAATGAGATTTAAATTAGAAACTTTTAGATCTTTTATGAAAAAAATGGGTTACAATTGGAATGAAAAAGAGTGTACAAGATTTTTAGAAACTGGTGGAGCGCAACCTAAAAAGAAGTTTCAAAATATAAGCAGCAGACATTGGGTTGTAAGTTTACCAAAACAAACAGAGCACAAAAATAAAGATGTCAAATTCACTAAACCGAAAGCTTCGTGGGAAGACAATTAAAATATTTGGACCACCAGGAACAGGTAAAACAGAAAATTTATTGAAACGTGTAAAACGTTATCTCGAAAAAGGTTATTCACCAGATGAAATTTGTTATGTTTCATTTACAAACAAAGCTGTGAATGAGTGTGTGAGTAGAGTTAGAACAAAGTTTAAAGATTATGATGAGGATGCTTTTAAATATTTTAGAACTTTACATAGTTTAGCTAGACAACAATTTGCAGAAATACCTGTGTTAGATCCTAAGGCAGATATGCTTATGTTTCATACACAATACGGAACAGTAAAAATTAATTACAAAGAGGGCCATGATGATGCAAAAGTATATAACAATTGGTCTCTACAAATTTATGACAGAGCTAGAAATATGAAAGTTGATCCTGTGTCATTGTATAAACAACAATCTAGAAAGTCCGTAAGGTTACAACAATTCAAATCAATTATCGCAGGATACGAAGAATTTAAAACTATGGAAACTCCTACAGGACAACGGACACCGGATAGATTAGACTTCACTGATATGGTTGAGAGATATGTTACAGACGGTTTAGTAATACCGTTTAAAGTATTAATGGTAGATGAAGCTCAAGATCTCACGCCTTTGCAATGGGACATGATTGTAAAAATAGCTAAGTCTGTAGATAGAGTTTATATAGCGGGAGATGACGATCAAGCGATTTATGAATGGAATGGAGCTGATGTTAATTTATTTCAAACATTTCCTGGGAGATCATTAGTCTTAAAAAAATCTGTAAGACTGAACAACAATATACATTTTTTTTCTAAATGTTTATTACAAAGTATGGGAGATAATAGAGTTCCAAAAGAATTTTATTCTAATGATAAAGATGGGGCTATTTATAGGTGGACTGGTTTAAAAAAAGTGCCTTGGCATCTCAATGGTAGTTGGATGGTGTTAGCTCGAATCAATGACGTAAAGAGAGAACTCCAACAAGAGGCCCGTAATCTTTCTTTGTATTATCAAGATGTAAAAGGAAATAAGTCTTTTGATCCGAATCAATTTTTAGCAATAGAATATTGGAATAAAGTTTGTGATGGAGGTGCGATAAGTAGAGAGGAAGCCTGCACCATGTATGAATATTTATTAAACATAGATCACGGATACCGGTCAGCGGACAGTAAAAGATGGAGTTTTGCGCATCCAAATCAAGTGTTTACATTTGATGAATTACATTTAAGGTGTGGTATGCGCGATGAAAAAGGCCCCTGGAATCAAGTATTTATGAGAAAATTTAAAGATAGAGATAAAAAATATTTTGAAAAATTAATGAAAGAGGGTGTAGATTTAACAGCTCCACCAAAAATTATAATAGATACGATACATCAAGTAAAAGGTGGCGAAGCAGATAATGTTGTATTAGCTAGTAAATGTAACTTTCCTTCTCATTTTGATAAAAAAAACTTACAAGAAAAAGTAAAAGAACTTCGGGTTTGGTACACGGGTGCCACCAGATCCAAACAAACTTTACATTTGTTAGGCACTTATCATCAATACAATTTTCCATTAGGAAAATACTTTAAAACTTACGAGGCAAATTATGACAAACAAAGATATGTTTGAGAATGCTTTTCCACAGGAGAAGCAAATTGGAGGATCTCATTATAAACATTTTACCATTCAGCCGTACGAATTTATTTCTAAAAATAACCTTTCGTTCTTCCAGGGCAACGTTATTAAATATGTGTGTAGATATTTATTTAAAAATTCTGCAATAGAAGATTTAGAAAAAATAAAACACTATTGTGATTTAGAAATATTAAAGTTAAAAGACACAAAGAAATGACACATCAATTAAATTTTATTTATAATGACTCTGATTGGGTGTGTCCAAACGAATATCCAGATTTATCACAAGCAAAAGAAATAGCCATTGACCTAGAAACTAAAGATCCAAATATAAAAACAAAAGGATCTGGATGGGCTACATTTGATGGACATATTGTTGGTTTCGCTGTAGCTGCATTTGATCAACAGTGGTATTTTCCAATACATCATGATGCTGGTGGTAATATGGATGAGGGTATAACGATTGGTTGGATGCAAGAAGTTTTAAAAACACCAGCTACAAAAGTTTTTCATAACGCAAGTTATGACGTAGGTTGGTTAAAGGTAAATGGTTTTGAAATTAACGGGCCGATTGTAGATACAATGATCGCAGCTGCATTAGTTAATGAAAATAGATTTAGTTTTAGTTTAAATGCCTGTGCAAAAGATTATTTAGGCGAGATTAAAAATGAAACGTTTTTGAATGAAAAAGCAAAAGAGTGGGGGATTGATGCAAAAGCTGACCTCTGGAGGCTGCCTGCGGGCTACGTAGGCTTCTATGCTGAGCAAGATGCAGGTCTTACCTTACGACTTTGGCAACATTTTAAAACAGAGATTTCTAAACAAAGTTTACATGATGTTTGGGAAATGGAGATGGAGCTCCTACCTATTTTAATTGATACAAGAATGCGAGGTATAAGAGTTGATGAAGAAAAAGCTGCAACTTTAAAAAAAGAATTTAAGAAAAAAGAATCAATTGTATTAGGTAAAATAAAAAAAGAAACTACATTAGACGTAGACATTTGGGCAGCAAGATCTGTAGCTCAAGTATTTGATAGGATAGGTGTGGATTACCCACGGACACCGAAAAGCGATGAGCCAAGCTTTACACAAAATTGGTTAGTAAATTGTAATAACCCGATAGCGCAACTAATAAGAGAAGCAAGAGAAATAAATAAATTCCATTCAACATTTATAGACTCCATTCAACGTTATGTGCATAAAGGTAGAATACATTCAGAAATAAATCAACTAAGAAGTGATCAAGGTGGAACTGTTTCTGGTAGACTTTCATATTCTAATCCTAACTTACAGCAGATACCTGCACGTAATAAAGAATATGGAGATAAAATTAGAAGTTTATTTTTACCTGAGGAAGGTAAACAATGGGGTTCGTTTGATTATAGCCAACAGGAGCCTAGATTAGTAGCCCACTATGCTGCTAGTGTAGATAATAGTTTTACAGGAGTTGATGAGTTTATTGAAGCATATAAAAATGAAGCTGCTGATTTTCACCAAATAGTTGCAGATATGGCAGGAATAAGTAGGACAAACGCTAAAACAATTAATCTTGGATTATTTTATGGTATGGGAAAAGCAAAATTAGCAAAGGAACTAGGAATTTCAAAAGATGCAGCTGATAATCTTTTGGTTAAATATCACTCAAGAGTGCCTTTTGTAAAAAAATTAGCTGAAGCTGTTACTAACTCTGCATCAAAATATGGTTTTATTCGAACTGTAGGTGGTCGTAAATGCCGATTTGATATGTGGGAGCCTGCTACATTCGGAATGAACAAAGCAATGCAATACGAGGAGGCTAAGGCGATTTATGGAAATAACATAAGAAGGGCCTTTACTTACAAGGCTTTAAATAGGTTAATACAGGGTTCTGCAGCTGATCAAACAAAACAAGCTATGATTGATTGTTACAAACAAGGGTATCAACCCTTATTACAAATACATGACGAATTATGCTTTTCAATAAATGAAGAAAGTGATATCGTTGGAGTAAAGGAGGTAATGGAAAATGCTATTGAAAATCTTAAAGTTCCTTTCAAAGTTGATGTGGCCATCGGTAAGAGTTGGGGCGAGGCGAAAGAATAGAAACCCAAAAGTTATTAATGGTTATTATTTTGATGGGAAGAAACAAATCATTCTTTATCAGAAGGAACGTTGGTAGTATCTTCTTCATTCTTTTCTTCTTCTAATTCCTTCTCAGTTTGCTCTTTTAGTTTTTTGAGCTCTTTATAATAGTTAGGGTGTTTCCATTCAAACATGATTATTTCCTTTTTTATTTCTATTATAACATGAGCACTTTTTTAAAATCGTTTATTATTCAACAAAGTAATTAAACAAAAAAAATAATTATTGATTACCAATGTGTATAACTTTAATAAAATGTTTTTTTGGAAAATTTAGAGCGAGGGAAGCTTAGGGAAAAAATCTATTTTTTTACCAGCTTTAGCTGGCTATGTCTAAAAGACCTTCTTTTGCGTCTTCCACACTTTGATCATTAATCTTAACTTTAAGATCTTTGATCTTGATATCGATCCACTTCATGTCAGGTGTTACTCTGCCCTGTTCCAACGCTGTGCTGGCCCATTTGGACTCCAACTGAAGTTTCTCCGAGATTAACTTTTGTAGTTGCATCTCTGTCTACCTCCTCAAATGTTATGTAGGTTCGGCTGCCATAAAAACTTTCATCCTGACCTACAATTTCTCCTGAGCTTACGCCATTTGCAAACGCCTCAAGAGCAGCTGTATCGTTCTCTGCCTCAAGCATCTTATCAAAATATATATTCTTACATCTTGCTTGGACGCGATATAACTTCATGTATTATTATATACCATAATAAGTGCACATTGCAACTATGTGGCTATTTTGGGCTTTTTTAGTGGGACTTTATCTTTTGGAACTTCGATAGCTTTACACTCAAATCTGACAGCAATTCTGTTATTTTCTATGTAATCCCTACTCCATTCTTCAGTTTGTTCTAGTGCTCTAAACGTATCGTAAGCGACTCTATACCCGTATTCAACGCATGCGGAATGGGTTTTGAATTGATATCCAGGAATGGCACTTGATGGACATTGACCACTCAATTGGCTACACATGTATAAAACTATTATAAATTTAGTCATTTCCTATATTATCCTATAACATTTTTTCCTTGCATATCCCATGAAAATGTTTATATAAGATTCATGTTTTTACAAATACTAACAAAGAGGTTATCATGAAAACAGATAAAACAACAGGGGCTGAGTCATCAGCTGCAGAAGTAGAGCCGCTGGTTTTAAAACCAGAGTGGATGATCGACCACCCTAAAGAAGTTGAAAAACTTCACAGTTTTACTGTGACTTTTAATGAGAATACAAAACGGATAGACCTAACAGTTAATGGAGAAGAGTATAGATCCATGAACGTTAGAGACAAATTATCTGGT